TTTGTAGTGGAGTCACAACATAATCTACAATTGAGGTATCTGTTTCGTTGTGCGTCTTCGGAGATGTTTGTGGTGTTTGAATTTTGAGTTTGAGTTTTTCTTCACCAATAATTGGTGCGTTCAATACCAAGTTGTTTGTGTCCTTGATAATGATGTCACCACTGACAGTCATGGAAAAGATGTCTTCATACAGGTTGACAGTATCGACAAGTGCAGATATGTCAACTTCTGTACCGTTGACTGTCAATAACACACACTCTTCTAAAAGGAACTCGCCTGCAAATTGCAAATCAGATTTTGCCATTACGCACTCGCTTTAATCTTTGTCTCAAACTCTTTTACAAATTCCGTAATGAATCTTGGTTGTATCAAACGAATCTTTGCCTTTTCATCGTTTAGTTTTTGTTCATACTGATAGTTTGACACTGCTGTTGCAGAACCATAATCTGTAGTATTCATCCCTACATCAATAACTGTGGTAGTATCACCAGATGTTGCAGTTACCTCGTAGTGGTGGATTGCGGCAGGGTTTGTGTATTTCTCTGTTACATACTGTTCAAAGGTCTGCATGGACATTGGCCATTGATGATAGTAATCCACAATGTCATTTGCAATAAGAATAGTCCAGTGCAATCCTACGTCACCGTAATACTTGTGTGCAATAATTTCTGGTGCTTCACCATCTTGTACATCATAGTAGTCAAATCCTACAACCCTTTCGATTGATTTTAATTTTACCCTACGAAAGATATCCTTCATAACAGTTGACTGACCGTTACCTTTTGCATCGTATAATATATTTGGAAACATAGAAAAGTATGACATTTAGAAACCCTCTTTGATTTTTTCTCTGGTGATGACTTCCAATTCTCTGAATGTCAATTCGATTGATGTCTCCACAGGAGGGGCACCCTTACCAAGAGGTTTGAAAAATTGCACTCTTTCTCCACCAAACGTAACATTGCACTGTGTCAAAACGGATGTTGCAATCCTGTTTAGAAAATTGTTTCGTCCACCTTGGTAAAAGTATTCGATATCAAATGTTGCTGGAACAATAAAGGTTCTTGATGAGGTTGTTTCACCTTTTGGGTCAAAGGATGGTGCCATGTAGAATCTAAAGGTCTTTACAATGTTGTCCACATTGACCGCTTCTTCTTTACTTTTGGGCATCATCTTAAATGTAAACGAGAATTCTCTTCTTTCTAGACCTTCAAACACAACTTCCATTCGATTGTTGAACACCTTACCAGATGTTATTTCTGCGGCTGCCTTTGCACCTGTAGCGCCTGCATCTAAAGCAGACCTAAATGCTTGTGATGTAGATGTTCCTAGTTGACCACCAACACCACCAGCGGTTTCTGCGATTGTGTTAAGAACACCCTCTGCTTCAGAAAACGCTTTACTACCACTAAGTGCCGCTGCAACTGCACCACCAATTTCTTGTTCACCGTATTTTGATTGTTGTTGCAAACTAACGGTTGCGGGCATATACAATGCGATAGAACTTGCAAGTCTTTTAGTTGGTGAGCGGTCAACACTTAAAGTTGACGTACCACCGCCTCCACCCAATTGTGACCCAGACACCTCAGCAGGAGCACCGCCACCAAAATTAATGTTTGCGTTATCCTGTTCATTGATGAAAAACTGAATGTAGTGACCAGCTTCAGTACCAGATAGGTCTTTTGGGTAAGACAAACTAGATGTCACATATTGTGATTTATCTTTCAGTGCGTTGTATGGTTCACTGGAAGTGACATTACCAGTTTCGGTGTTTAAATTAAGTGTCTCTGACATTCTGTACAATCCTATAAATATCTATACATATTATTTATTTAGGTGTAATATCATGGCATACCGTGGAAGATACAGTCCGACCAATCCAAAAAAGTATAAGGGCGACCCTTCTAATATTATTTATCGCAGTTTATGGGAACGCAAGTTCATGGTCTATTGTGACATGAATGAAAAGATTGTCGAGTGGGGTTCTGAAGAGTTCTTCATTCCATACAGGTCACCCATTGATGGTAAGATACACCGTTACTTCCCAGATTTCTATGTCAAGGTCAAAACAAAGACAGGACAAAAGAAGTGGGTGGTTGAGGTAAAACCCAAGGCACAGTGCAAACCCCCAAGAGTTCCAAAACGCAAAACCAAGAAATATCTTAATGAAGTTCGTACCTTTGCAATCAACGAGGCAAAATGGATGAATGCAAAAGAGTGGTGCAAGGACAGGAATATGGAGTTTATCATCCTCACAGAAGTTGAATTGATGATATAAATAACAGTATGGCAGAGACTTATTTTGACAAAATATCAGACCAGATAAAAACGGGCAATGAACCGTTCAAGTGGTATCGTAATCGTATTAAGGAATTGGGTACACCTAGTGTGCCTGAATTGTTGCGTACTGGTAAACTAAGTGACCGTCCAGCAGGTCGGGCATTGAATATGTTTGTTTACTCACCAAAGGGTAGAAACAAACTACCATACTTCGATACGTTTCCACTTGTCCTTCCACTGAAAAGTATGGACGGCGGTTTCCTTGGTCTGAACTTTCACTATCTACCATATGCGTTGAGAGCAAGACTACTTGATGCTGCTGGTGGTGACAACTTGAGTGTCAGTGCAGTTGAAAACAATCGACTAACCAAACCATGTCTGAAGAGGTATCTGTTTGGTTACACACGTTCCAAGTTTCGTAAGATTGATGCTGAGGATAATCTCACCGCAATCATGTTACCAGTACAACGGTTTAAGAAAGCATCTGCAACTGAAGTGTGGTCAGATTCTAGAAGGATGATTTAATGGCAAACATATCAACAGTACAAGGACTCGCAGAACTCATCAAGGGCGACTTTTCATATGCGAGTAAATATGAAGTCGAGATAACATTTCCAGGCTCTCTAAATTTTAGACAAGGTATTAGAGAAATGACCTTGAGGTGTGACACTGTTTCAATTCCAGGCCGAAACCTTCGTACTGTAGGTGACTTCAATGTATACGGCCCACCTATTGAAGTGGTGCAAGGTCAAACCTTTGGTGAAATCTCTACATCATTCTATGCAAGTAGTGACATGAGAGAAAGAAGAATAATGGAAGACTGGCAAGATGCAGTTGTTGACCCAAACACCTTTGACCTCAATTACTATGATGAATACGTTGGCAGTCTAAAGGTCTTCCTCTTGGACAAAAAAGAAACAAAAGTTTATGGTATTGAATTGCGTGAAGTGTATCCAAAGTCAATTGACGTTATTGCACTAGGACACGCTTCACCCAATACAATAAATAAGGTAGGAGTATCTTTCCAGTATCGTTACTGGAAGCGACTTGATATAGGTTCAACTGTTGGACTTTAATTAACATAATGCAATAGGAGAATAGAGTATGGCATTACCTAAACTACAAACCCCATCTTACGAGATGGAAGTACCATCTACTGGTACTAAGGTTAAATTCCGTCCGTTCTTAGTAAAAGAACAGAAGGTATTGATGGTTGCACAGGAAACTGGAAATGATAAAGACATGGCCAGAGCAATGTGCGATATCATTCGTAACTGCACAGATGGTGCAATCAAAGACCCAGAAAAACATCCCACGTTTGACATTGAATATATGTTCTTACAACTTCGTTCCAAGTCAGTTGGTGATGAGGTTGAATTGAATGTTCTTTGTCCAGACGATGGCAAAACCAGAGTTCCAGTAAAACTGAATCTGTCTGATGTCAAATTGGATAGACCAGAAGGTCATACGAATGAAATAATGATTACTGATACAATTGGTATGAAGTTCAAATATCCATCCATGATGGATATCAGTAAGTACACTGGTAATAAGACAAGTAATGCAGACCTTACGTTTGGCGTTATTCGTGATTGTCTTATTCACATTTTTGATGAGAATGAGGTATATGAGGACATGAACAAACAGGATGTTGATGAGTTCATCGAATCTATGAGTACTGAGCAGTTTGCAAAGGTTCAACAATTCTTTGATACCATGCCCAAGTTAAGACACACTATTATGGTAACTAATCCAAATACAGAGGTCGAAAGTCCTGTAATAATTGAAGGGATGCAGAATTTTTTAGCATAACCCTTTCACATGACAGTTTAGAGGCGTACTACAAACTAAACTTTGGGATGATGCAAAACCATAACTACAGTCTGACAGAACTTGATGAGATGATGCCGTGGGAAAGGGAAATATATGTAGGGTTGTTACAAAAC